GGAGACTATCAAATATATGGCATCTATTCATCCACGTGTAATACAAATACTGAAGTAATTGAAATATATCCTAATCCTTCCAATTATGGAGAACCGATAATGATTTATGGATATGTATATGAAATAAAAATTTTTGATATTCTTGGAAGAACAATAGACGCTAAAATCATAGATAATGAAATATCTGGATTATCTTCTGGTGTTTATATATTTTTAATAAATAATAGGTTTCAAGGAAAAATAATTGTAAAATAATTTGTTTTTTTGAAAAATTTTCTTTATCTTTGTATTAAAATAATACGAAGTAATGGAATTAGCACTTTTAAAATTCATCAAGGCTAACGGTTTAGCCAAGGCTATCAAGGAATTTAACTTGGTTTGCAAGGTCTATGAAAACAAAATCTTGCTTAAATATGACCAGCTTGAATCACCTATGGGTTGTGATGAAACTCAGGATGCCAGAGGTATTATTCTTGAAAAGGATACATTCAAGGTAATGTGTTTTACTTTCAGGAAGTTCTTCAACGCAGAAGAAGGTCATGCTGCTAAGATTGATTGGAATACTGCTCATATCTTACAGAAGGTTGACGGTACTTTAATCCAATTGTATTGGGACTGGCATAAGAACGAATGGTGCGCAGCTACTTCTGGTATGGCTGAAGCTGAAGGTGAAGTTAACAACAAAATGGGAACTACCTTTGCTCAGTTATTCTGGGATACAGTTGAAAAGGTAACTGGTAATGCTGAACGATTCAAGTCAGCACTTAACAAGGATGTATGCTATGCATTTGAGTTAACAACTCCATATAATATTATTGTTACCCCACATACCACATCATCAATAACTTTATTAATGATTAGAAATCTTGATACTTTTGAAGAATTAGATTATTCAACTGTTAAGGGTATTGGTGAACAGTATTTATATATACCAGTTGTTAAGAGATTTAATTTAAACATCAATAATGTTGATGCTTTGAAGAGAACCTTTGAAGGTATGCCATTCTCAGAAGAAGGATACGTGGTTGTTGACGGCAACTTCAACAGGATTAAGGTTAAGAACCCAGCATACGTGGCTGTTCATCACTTGAAGTCAAAGACATCTAACTACAATATTATGAATGTGATTAAGTCAAATGAAATCGAAGAATTCTCTGTAACTTTCCCAGAAAAAAAGGAAGAAATATTAAGGCTTTACAATAATTACAATGCTTTGGTTGCTAAATTGGAAGAAATATGGGAAGAATTGAAGTTGAGACTTCCAAAGAACATCACACCACAGGAAAACAAAAAATATGCGGAAGCTGTTTTCGAAATTTGTGATAAGCATGGACTTAAACAGTTTTCAGGTTTGTATTTTTCATTGAAGGACAAGAAAGTTGAGTCAGTTAAGAGTTTTATGCTTGAGTATGATAATCGTAAACTCTACAAAATGCTGTAGAGCTTACTTAAACCAATATAAAATTAAAATACATGAATTTGAAGTTTTTAAGTTTGGTTAAAACAAGTATATAGAGTTTGTTAATAATGGTAAAAAGTATTTGCTGAACAAGGACTGTATTTAGATATAGTTCTGATTAAAAAATTGTCTTATGGTAATGAAAGTAGTTAAACCAGAAAAAGAAAAGGTGCCAGAAGTAAGGCATTTGGTTCTTGACACTTGGACAGAATCTGAACGCTATTGGGGAACAAGACCTGACGGAGCCTCACTCCATAAATCACTGGAAGATTATAATGCATTTGTTAAAGAATATTGGGGTAGTAGTTAAATGTGCTTATAAATGAAATGTTGAAAGAGATGGATTGACTAATTAAAATTTTATATAAATAATTTGCTTTTATTGATTATTTTCTGTATTTTTGTATTTTTAAATTACTATGTTTAAAATTGATGATAAAAATAGGACGATAAGTATATCTAGTGCAGAATTATTAAAGGAAAATCCAACTTTAATGTTTTTTGTAATAGAAAAAGCCGCAATTATTGATTATCGTTTGGATGGAATCACATGGGATGCTATTAATAAAAATTTAAAATTGATATCAGAGGTTCCAAAAGAAGATATTAAGAAGATAATTCATAATATTTCTGAAAATGGTGACCTCAGATATGCAGTTCTGCTTATGGTGAATAGTGGTATACATAAAAAATTACTTGAAATTTATTTTGGGGATGTGGAAAATAAGCATTTTAAGAACATTGAAATTGACAATATAGAAACCGTAGGCGATTATTATTATTACCTGTCCATGGGTAATATTGATGTATTTCATGCTTTATTTGGAAAAAATAAGATTATTTTATCATACATTGAGGCTCTTAACTATGTGTTTGAATCATGTGATAAAAATCATTGTTTACGATTTAATTATCCACTTACTATTACCTTATTAAAAGAAGCTAAAAAGGTTAGTCCTACCATAATAAATTCTGGATTTTTATACCCAGAAATAAAGCAAACAATTAAATATTTTGATGTATGATTAAACAAATATTTGATGAAATAGCCAATGAAAGTTCAACTAATAAAAAAATGAAAATCCTTGAGAAATACAAGGATAATGAACTATTAAAAAAAGTATTATATCTCGCAAATTCAAGTAAAGTTAAATACTACATCAAGCAATTACCAGAATATACGATTGATGTTCCGTCCATGGAATTAACTGATGCTTTAGTTGCTCTTGAAAAAATAAGTAAAAGAGAAGTAACTGGTGATGAGGCCAGAGAACATCTTAAAAAGATTCTTTCTAGTCTTTCTAGAGATGATGCTTATATTATTGAATGCATCATTGAAAAGGATTGTAAAATTAACATGGGTGTTTCTAATATCAATAAGGTTATTCCGAAGTTGATTGAAGATACTCCGTATATGGGAGCCATTTCATTTAACCCGAAGAAAGTTAAGAAACTATTTGAAAATGGGAAGTTCGCATATAGCCAAACCAAAATGGATGGGCGTTATTGTAATGCAATAATTCAGAATCATATAGTTGAAATGGAATCTCGTCAAGGAGAACCAACAATTCTTACTTCATCATTCATAAATGAATTAACTAAACTTCCAAACTGTGTATTGAATGGTGAATTAACAATGGATGGTGTCCCGCGATATATTTCAAACGGAATGATTACTTCTCTTATTGATATTACAAAGAAACGTGATGAACGTGGCGAAAAACTAACCGCAAAGAAGATTGATGCTTTTGAAAAGGAAAACAATATATCATTTCAAGATGCAATGGATAGTATTCGATTTACTGTGTGGGATATTATTACTGTTGATGAATATAATTCCGCAAAATCAGTTGTTCCTTATAATAAAAGATTCGAAAAACTTAATCATTTAATTTGTGGAATGAAAATGGTTGATGTGGTTGAAACTCGTATAGTAAAAAACTACGAAGAAGCTCTGGAACATTTTCAAGAAATGCTTAACCGTGGAGAAGAAGGGACAATAGTTAAAGCTTATGATGGGGAATGGAAAGATGGTAAACAAGTATGGCAAATTAAAATGAAATTAGAAATGGATGTTGACCTCAAAATAACAGGATTTAATTACGGTACTGGTAAAAATGCTGATGTTATCTCATCATTAAATTGTGAAACAAGTGATGGATTACTCAAGACCAGACCAACTGGTATTAATGAGAAAATGATGGTTTATATAACTGAAAATCAGGATAAACTTTTGGGTGCAATAATAGAATGTAAATGTTCTGGTCTGTCTCGTGATTCTGATGGAAATTATTCTCTTATGCATCCAGTTTTTAAGACTATTAGGGATGATAAATTTACTTGTGATAGTCTCGAATCAGTTAAAGAGATTGAAGCAATGGTGAAGGGATTAAAATAGAAAAATAAACAAAATAATCGGATAATTGGTGAGTAAATAAAGACGTGAGGAACTTTAAGTTGAAGCAATTAAGAAACAATTAGGTTTTTAGTAGTTAAATATTAATAATAAATTAATTAAGAATATGGAAAAGAAAATTTATAAATTTCCCGAAATTGAACAATTTAGAAATGCAATTGAATCTGTCACTTATAGGATTAAATTCATTGGAAAAGATGAAAATGGTAAACCTTTATTTGATGATAGCAAAGAATTACCTACACTGAAATATCGAGGTTCTGTTAAATTACACGGAACAAATGCAGGTATTATATTTGTTTATGATGAAGAATCTGGTAAATATATTTCATATGCACAATCTAGAGAAAGATTAATAACACCAGAAAAAGATAATGCTGGCTTTGCTACATTTGTCTCAACAAATCCAGTTGAAAAACTTCTTGAATTACTTCCGCCATTAGAATTATATAGTAATGAAGAAAATACAAAACCTATTATTAAAATTTATGGTGAATGGTGTGGAAAAGGAATTCAGGCAAACGTTGCTATCAGTCAACTAGAAAAGATGTATGTAATATTTGCTGTTAAAATTGGTGATGTATGGCTTCCTGATATTTATCTTAAGAATATTAAGTTGCCAAGTAACAAAATATATAATATTTTAGATTATCCGATTTATCACATTGACATCGATTTTAATAATCCAAAAATAGCTGCTAATAAAATAGCAAGATTAGTTGAAAGCGTTGAAAATGAGTGTCCTGTAGGAAAAGCTTTTGGTGTAAGTGGAACTGGCGAGGGTATTGTTTGGGTTTGCACTGAACAAGGTTGGACTGAATCTAGATTTTGGTTTAAAACTAAAGGTGAAAAACATAAAGATACTAAAACTAAAGAGAAGGTACCTATTGATGTAGAAAGGGTGAAAAAACAATCTGAATTGGTTGACATCTTATTGACAGAGCATAGGCTTTCTAAAGGTATTGACCACCTTAAAGCGATAGGTATGGAAGTTTCTAGGAAGAATCTAGGAGAATATATTAAATGGGTTTATAATGATGTTATTAAGGAGGAGTTAGATACCATTGTTAAAAATGGGTTTGAACCAAAAGAAATAAGTAGTGGTATTTCAAAGAAAGCGAGGGACTGGTTTTTTAAATATGAAAATGAAAAATCTGGTTTATAAAATTTTTAATTGATAAAAATGGCTAAATTTAATGTTAAAATAACTGGACCGTCCATGGAGATATATCAATATTTACGGCAACATGGTTACGGAATAAAAAAAGCTAAACATATAGCAAAAGAACAACCTTCTAGTTTAAATTTTAAAACATTTGATGAATTTATAGAATGTGTTAAATGGTTTCATCATAGCCCATTTACTGTTGAAGCTAATTGTGATTTTGAATATGATGTAGATACATTATCAAAGGTTTATATACCCACTGAAGAAGAGATTAAACTTGCAGAAGAAATTAAAGATGAAACCCATTTAAATAACATTGAAATGATTAATGCTATTGTATATTGGCAGAAGTCAAAAGATGTACATCCATTAACATGTGGCAATGACAGTAATCATGGATTATTATTTCCTGGAATAGACGAAGAAACGAATACTGTTGTTTTAGCTTGCCCTAACTGTGATTACGTCCAACGTTTTATACCAGAAATTGTATTTGAACACTATAAAAAAAAATCTTAAAATAAAAGAAAATGGCACGAGTGAAAATAACACAGAAAATTCTGATTTTAAAAAAAGATGTTGAATTAATAAAAGATTTAACACTTTCGGCTGGAACCGAAATTGAAATTGTTTCCGATGTGGTATATATAAAAGGATATCCAGTTCCACCTGAAATGCAGAACATATTTTTTAATTGGATTTTAAAGAATATGAATGATAATTCTTTATTTAAAGAAGATTTTAGACGCTTTAAATAAAAAATAATTATTATATTTCTATTTTTATTGCTAATTACACAAGAAGGTTTGTTTATATAAACTTTAAAAATTAGATAACTTCTTAT